AAATCACCGCCTGACCGCAATACGCTTGCTACGATCATGCGCTAAAGATGCCAATTGCTAACACTTCAACGCCTGCGCCGGTTGTAACTTTCCACGGCCCGTTACGAGAAATAGCGTTTAATTCAATGTTGTATTGACCAATTCCTGCGCCTGGCGATGCTGGCAGTATCGTGTGCGAGAATCCTGTGCCATCTAGCAGGATGACGTTACCTGTGGCAGCTGTGGACACCGTGCAACACAAACGATGGATGTAATCACCAGTTGCGCCTGTGCCGCCTAAGACTTGTGCTGTTTGGCTTGCTGCAACGTGTTCGTATTGATACTCATATGGATAAGGTACGCCACTCATAATCTTCTACTCCGGTTTGTTGTGTGGGTTGCCCACATATCATTCAAAGTTACTGTGTTCTCAGGCCCGACAATCAACGGCTTGACCATATCTGGCTGTTTAACCTTTGGCTCTAGCCTCCAAGCAATCGCCAACATTCGGAACGCATCTGCTGGGTGGCTTGTCCAATCATGCCTGGGCGTTTGCCTAAATGCCTTTTTGTCCTCGTCGTATTCCCGCTGATATTGCCGTAAAGCCTCTAGACCGTCATGCGTTCGTTCGCTATCAAACCAACATTGCGGCAACATCTGACGCACCGCTTGAATCCCGTCTTGCACCGACAAATCAGGCACAATCGCCATATTGTTGATGCCTAGATACTCACTCAATTGCTCAATTACCGACTTGCCCGCTGCCGCTAGTGTTTTAGCCCGTGCATCGTGGGGTAGGTAATGTTTCCCGTATTTATATGGCTTTCCTGTCACTATTTTAGCTATTTCTTCAATATTTGCACCAGAAATCGCAAAATAATCAATGATGTGAATTTCGTTGCGTACCACTTGATACCACCAAATCGCCGTGTCATCTCGATAACCTAAGTCCCAAGCCGTATAAGTCGGTAGGTGCGGATCGTAATCAACACGCCTAACCTGACCGGCATCTGTAATCTTGCGTAAGTCCTCGCCATAGAAAGCGCCAAGGATTGCCGCCTCAAACGAACACTCGTACTCTTGTAGGAACTGGTCATCGCTGATCTGTGCGGCAGCTGCCCGTAGCTCTGTGTCGGGTAGTAGTCCAGACTCACTAGCCTTTAAGACAAGGTGAAACCACTCATCAGGCGTTTTCTTAGCTGTTTCAAATATCTGCCAAAACTGGTTCTTACCTTTTGGCGTACCGGCGAACACAGCCCACCCCTGCTTGTCTGACAATGTAGGTCGAATGACGTTACCCCACACGCTCGGTCTGAAGTCACCATATTCGTCCATGAAAACGCCATCAAAGCCTAATCCACGCATAGCGTCAGCATTGTCAGCACCAAACAAGCGTATCTTGCCGCCAGTTATAAGCTCAATAGTTAGCTCGGCCTCGTTGCTCGATGCAAGCACAGGCGCAGCAAAGTGTTTGAGATAATCCCACGCCACAGACTTAGCCTGGCTACGGTATGGCGCAATGTAGGCAAACAACGGTTGCTGGCTCTTGCACATCAAGCCTGCCCTGATAATGTCGTTTATAGCTGCAACTGTTTTGCCGGCACGACGATGGGCCACCAAGCAAGCCCAACGTTCGCTGCGATTATGGAATGATTTGAATACCCGTCTGGGTGAGTACGGCAGTATTAGTTCTCTGCCCATTTAACCACCAGGTCACGACCATCAGCGCCAGCAATCTCATGGCGGTCTGTTTCTTTCCACCTAGCCCTAGTTTTTAGCCAAAAGATAGCTGCCGCCGTGTTGCCATTCTTAGCCTGCTGAAACAATGTGCCTGCAATGGCTGAGTTAGCGTCAATTCTGCCCTCGTCGAGCTCAGTCTGGTAATACTTTGTCAGGGTATCGGCTGAGATTTTCAAGCGAATGGCAATGTCCTCATGTGGGCAACCTAGCGCCGATAAACGCTTTGCCGTGTCCCTATCTGCTTGAGTTGGCTTGTGTTTTATACCTTGAGCCATTTTATAACTCCGAAAGAACTGCAGTCTTGCCGGTGTAGTTTTCCCACCGCTTTACTATTACGTCACAGTAATGGGGTTCAAACTCCATCATGTAACATTGTCTGCTTGTCTTTTCACACGCAATCAAAGTCGAGCCTGACCCACCAAATAAGTCTAAGACGGTCTTGACGGTTCTAAAGTAATCAAATGACCATTCAGCTAAAGCAACAGGCTTTTGTGTTGGGTGAACACGCTTTTGACCATGCTCTGAGCCTTTAATTAAACCTTTCCACAAATGTCTAAATATGCGAACAGATGACCAGGTTGATTTAATCCAAGCCAACTCACAGTCTGATTGTGTGTCTTTTTGTTTATCTTCAACTCGCTTATCCCATACAAACCAATTGTTAGACTGTGGCAGCGCATGGCAATAATAGTTAGCACCCCACCAAACTTGCCGTGGAATCTGTAAAACGCCTTCCACAATTTGATACGCCTCAACAGCGTAATCAATCGAATCATCTTTAAAATCTTGATATTGAACGCCATCAGATAAAGATTTTGACCCTTTTCTTTTCGATCTATCGCCTTTCTCATTGATACCGTATGGCGGATCGGTGTAACAAAGATCAATCTTAGCGTTATCAACAAGTTTTTCCACAGCGTCAATGCTTGTGCTATCTCCGCACATAAGTCTATGGTTGCCCAATAGCCAAACGTCACCTAGCTTTGTGATCGGCTCTGGTGGCGGTTCAGGTACTTCATCCTCGTCTACCAATCCCTCGTTTATCTCAACTGGGTTTAGCAGCGCATTGAGCTCGTCTGCGTTAAATCCTAGCAAGTCTAAACTAAACTTGTCTGCAAGTAACTCGTTGAGCTCAATGGTTAGCAACTGGTCATCCCACCCTGCGTTCAACGCTAATCGGTTGTCTGCAATGATGTAGGCTTTCTTTTGTGTTGGTGTTAGGTCATTGAGCTCAATGACTGGTACTTCTGTCATGCCTAGCTTTCGAGCCGCCATAAGCCTGCCGTGGCCTGCAATGATGCCCTTATCCCCGTCTACTAAGATTGGGTTTGTCCAGCCAAACTCTTTAATGCTTGCCGCTATCTGGGCAACTTGTGCGTCATCGTGCGTTCTGCTGTTCTTAGCGTAAGGTATTAGCGCCGTAACTGCGACTTGTTCTATCTTCATTACTTACCCAATTGTGGTAGTTTAAGTATGAATAGTTTAGCCTACTTATTGCGTTCGCTGATATTCTTAGCTTTTGATCGGGCATCTTCTTTGCTTGATGCGCCCCATGCTTTTAAGGCTAACGCTAATCTGGTTGGTTTACCGTCCTTTTCCATCGGTCCTGGCATATTACCCATGCGTGCGAGAAAACTGGCTCGGCGTGGGTTATCACCTGACTTTACTGGTGGCTTGAGGTTCATGCCCTCTGCTTTGGCACTCGCTCGACCCTTGGCATTTAGACCGCCAGCAGGGTTTTTGCCCTCTTTGCGTTGCCAAGCCGCTGTCATTTCTTCTCGTCTTTAGCTGTCTTAGCTGATTCTTTGAAGTCTTTAGCCGTAGGTGCGCCTGGATCGCCTGGCTTTCTCATGCGTTCACCGCTTCCGGCTTTGATTCGCTCTTGTTTGGCTAAAATGTTTGCGTATAGTCCCGCTTTCATTTGAACGCCCTCAATTTGTAAAGTGTTGAGTTTAGTAAGCCCGCAATCTCGTCGATTATGTTCTGTAGCTCTGTGTCTTTAGGCAATTCATCACGAATGTCTTTTACAAAGGCTTTGACGCTTGTGATGTACTTAACTGGGTCTGTGGCTAGGTGAAAGTCTTTAGGGTAGCTTTTAATCTGCTCGTAAGCCCCTTGGTACGTTTCTGCCCAAGTATCAACTAAATCGATAATGCCTTCGTAGTATTTTTGCAACGCTTTATGCTTGGCGTAGCTGTCCGTTTGGAGGTGCATAAAATGAGCATTTGTCCCGCTATGGAACAAGGTTGCAACGAAAACGGCAGGATAGTCCATAGTGGCCTCACAAAGTAGCTATAACAATTGTACAACCGCCGCCTGATTTAATCACCCCCCTTGCAATTTCTATTTTGTCAAACTGGCTATCATCGTCAAACACGCCTGCGTTGCCTAAACTGTCTAGCAAACTTTTAAGCCTGTTATCCAAATCTTGCTTGCGCCGGTCTTTGGGGAATATGGTAATAATGGCTTGCAGTCTGGCATCGCCAAAATTAGGGGTTTGGTTGATTGTGACGTATTCCTGAACGGTTGCCTTATAGTCCCTTGCGGATTTGCTTAGTATTGTTCTGCCGTGGAAATTGCGCCAGTAAGCGTTTACTGACGGTGGTAAAGGAAGTTGTAAGGTTGCAATCATAGCAATGCCTTAGTTTGGGCTAATAAGTCTTCCTCCGTCACGCCATATTTCACCACAAACGCCTTTTTACCCAATCCATGTACCCCATCATTGCCCACATGATGAGTCGGACATAGCGGTATAACCGGCGAATTTTCACGTTTCATCCCTAATCGTCTGATGTGATGCAAATGGCTAGGCGTTTCACCGTATCCCAAGTGTCGGCATAACGAGCATCCAAGGTTAGCCAGTTTCTCGTAATGCTTACGTTGCGCTTTGGTCAACTTGAGCCTCAGTCCATTGTTGCAAGTCTACAACCACATTCTGCATATCCACAGCAACGTCAGCAGCTGCGTCGTATTTACCCTGCAATACAAGTTTTCGGTATTGGTTCTGCATTGCGGTCAGTTTAATTAGGCTTTCAGAATAATCAATCATTTTGTTATTTTCTCAATCTGACGGTTACTGGCCTGTTCTGTTCTCCATGCGTCAAATCGCATTTGTGCGCTAGTCATACGCCATTTAAGCAACTCGGCCTGTTCAGTTGCTGCCCCAATAGCGTCGCAATGGGTTTGATATTTTGGGTGAGCGTAAGCCTCACGTTCTTGACCTCCAATGCTAGTTTCTCCTGATTCCTTCATCAGAATAGCTTTTAGGCTTGACTTGAACGCCTCCAGTTGCGCCAATTCGCCTTTTGCTTTGGCATATGCTGGCGCATTGTCCCAAATGTATTCGATTGCAGGATGGGGCGAGTAGTCACTCATACCGTTCTCCAATGTCATAAAACCAATCGTCACCAGCTGACCATTTGCGTGACCCGTCTACAGTCCAAATGTGCCGTAATGCCTGAAAGTCTGGAAAGTCTGTTTTAGCCGGTATTAACGATTGATCGTACCAAAGGCAACGGTTGTTCGGCTGCGCTGCAAACTGACCATTATCTAACCGGATAAAGTTAAACGATTTGTGTTCTTCAGCAACTTCAGTAAATCCTGTGTCTACATCCATACCGTCAGCACAAAAATCCACTGTAAACAAATATTTGCCAAAGTGCCATTCTTTGTCTTTCCCTAAAAATTTGACCCCAAGATTACGCAAGCCAATTTTTTCATGCACAGTAAATCTGTAACCCATGCAATCCCACAGTTGCAATATGTCGTAATCCAAATCTCCGTGATGGTGATTCCAAACATAAGCCTGAATTGGCAATTTGTCGTAAAGTGCGCCGTATCGTGGCAACAGGCTTTCAATGCGGAATACTTGCCCACGAATTGCCTTAATGCTTACCCAGATGCAAGGCTCAAGCTCACCGTGTCCTTTATCAAAGTTGTACAAATACTCACGCCGCACAAAACACTTAATTGGCGGTAAGTTTCCAATGATATAGCTCATTTTTGACCCATGTTTATATAGCAATTGTTACGTTTTCTTTTGGCAAAATTAAACCAAAACTATTGATAAACAAGCTATTTGTTTGGTAACGATAAATGTTTACTTTACGTTTGCTAGATTCTTTCCAAGTGTTTTTATGACTAATTCCCATCCTTGAACCAACCATAACCCAACCCATTTGTTGCCAAAAAAAATTACTAGGCAAATCATTAGCGCAACCACAAGCAAAATCCTCTATGCCCCTTAAATTTCCATGTGAAATGCCTGCGCTTAACAATGCTTTTCCTCTTTCTATTAACCTGGCATCTGGTTGAATACAAATTTGATTAACTTTGCTAATTCTGCCAAAAGAAAACATTACAAAACCAACCAAATCACCATTTTCTTCACAAACAAACAATTTATCGTTACAAGTTGTACTCCATCGTTTGCCAGTTTTTACGCCAGTTACGCAAGCCTCATAAGCAGGTTTTGGAATAAAACCAAGGCACATGCTTTCTTTGTTTGCAAGATTGACAATATATGGCAAGTCAATCAGCGTTGCTGGCCTAATCATGTCAAATTAAATCCATTTGTTTTGGCATTACTTTCCATTCCCGTTCGGCTCGACCTGATTTGCTTTGCACGTTGCGACCAGTTAGCAGGATTTCATGGTTGCGTTCTAATTCACTAAGCCGCCTGGCAACCTGATTGCCATCAAGTCCCGTAATTGAGGCTATACCGTCTTTCCCCATTGCCCCATACTTGCATAAGGCTTGAATAATAATCGTGGCGTGTTGAGCCGCTAAAGACTTTGCAGAATCAGCTGCCGCCCAGCTGGTTGACGGATCTGTGTTGCGAGCGACTTGGTTCATAGCATCACCAATGATAAAAGTGGAAAAAAACCAAACACTAACGCTAATGCCAACAAACCCATTACCCACGCTACAGGTGGTATACGGTCATCAGGTCGTTTGTAATCACGCATCTGTCGAGCCGTGCGACCCGTCCAGTTTGGTTCGCTCATGTCCGTGCCGTAAGGCCAGTTA